GTAGCCATCGAAGTTGTCTACAATGAAGCTGCCAGCATTGGCATTGGGAGCCAGAATCTTATCTGTGTCCTCATCGGTCAGCGTCTCGTGAGAGTTCTCGACCACGGCCCGGGCGACGTGATATGGAAAGAGCAGCAGATCATTGGCGATTACCTTCAGACCCTTGCGCTTGAAGTGGTAGGCCACATTCGCGCCACCTGAGAACGCATCGACCACAGTCTTCGCATCCTTGGGAAGCTGTCGCTCGATCCAGCCGAGCATCACGTATTTGTTGCCCATGAAGCCCGTGACCTTGACCGGGTCCATCCCGGCCTGGCAGGAGAGCAGGTCAAGATCGTCGGCGAACGGCGCGTCGGCCAAAGCCCGCATGTTCTCTTCAATGCGCCCAGTCACTTCCAGTGAGTGCTGGTCTTCATCTGCCTGAGCGGACTTGGCACCCTTCGTACAGATGAATAGTCGCTCCATCGCAACCGAGTTCTCGGAATGCTTCGAGGATATGTGATACTTGTGCTGCTTCGACTGCATCCGGCTCTCTTTGCCATTCGCCGAGATGATGTCTTTCATCTCGCCTTCGTTAGGGTAGGCATGGTCGCGGTAGGAGATGAGCCAGTTCGGGATATGCTTGGCGCTTGCAAGGAATGTACCGAAGAACTCGTTTGCGTTTGTCTTGGTGACCGTCTTGTGATCCGTTGCGTAATGATGGGTCTTCGATTCTGTGTTGATGGCAAGACCGTCCCAGTAGGTCATCAGGCCTTCCACGAAGTGGTAGCTCTTCTCGTAGTTGGTGGTAGAGAACTCGGTCGCGTAAGGCGGATCGAAGTAGGCGAGGTCGACCTTGGCTTCCGGCAGGACTTCATTGATGTCCTTGTTGAGCGCCTTGCACTCCTTGCCGTTGTCGAATATGAGCGCATTGATGCGTGCGATGTTGTCGGAGAATCGCTGCGTGAACTCCTCCGGCGTATCCTGGCGCTTACCATAGTCGGTTGAGGAAGAGAAGTGCCCGAAGCCGCCCTTGCCGGACATGCACGTCTTGCCCAGAGCAAAGAATGCGATGTCCTTCTTGAAGCCCTCGAGTTTGTCCGCGTTTGCCCGGATATTATCTATGACGCCATGCACTCCGCTTGCGAAGAAAAGCCCCTTGAAGTTGTCTTGGACAAAGGTCCCAGCCTTTGGGTTTTTCGCAAGCAGAGTGGCGAGTTCGTCCTCACTTATCCGAACGCTTGAGTTCTCGACGATAGCGCGAGCGGCATGGTAGGAGTAGCGCAGCCGGTCGTTAGCGGTGACCTTCAGACCCTTGGTCTTATACATATAGGCCACGACTCCTGATCCGGTGAACGCGTCTATAACCGAATCCACTCCCTCGGGGGTGTGCTTCCAGATCCAGTCAATGAGCTTCTGCTTGGAGCCGATATAGTTGGTTATGTATTTCGGGCGCTGGTCGGCAGGCAGTTCTTCTGTGACAAGCTCCGCAGCCTCGGCGAGAAGCTCGTCAAGGTGGCGCGAGGCGTCAGTCTCCAGAAGAAAAGCAAGCCGGTCATTGTCCGTGGCGAAAAGCTGCATAGAACTCCCCGGAGGTAGATCAGTGGTTGAATGCCCTCCACTGGTTACTTACCGGAGAAAATCAGAAAATGTCGGAGTTCCCGCAAGATCGGCTATTTCCCTCTCTGCAACTGATCCAGAATCGCCCTTGAGCACATCTCCGCCGTCGCGTATTCTTCCGTCTCAACGACCTCCCCGCGCATGCCCCTATACGCCGACATCGTTGCCCGGTGATATTCCAGGAAGTCTTTCGGCAGCGACTTGACGTTGTTCTCCACCAGCCGGTTGATGACCCAGTCCGCTTCCTCTTGGGCTTCATCGTTGCCGGGCAGAAACTCCATGATGATATCCAGCCCCGGGCCAGGGCCCTGCACCCACGCGCCGATGGGTTCGTAGTGCGGGTTCGCGTCCCGGTCACGAAGCGCATACTCAATCATGTATCGCAGCTTCATTGCCACCCCTCCGCAATCGCCGTATGCTCGGCGAGAAGCTGGGCGTCGATGATCTCGAACTCGGCGGCGTTTGCGGCCTTGTAGCTCTGCCACGTGCGCCAGTCGAGAACGTAATCGTGTTCCGTTATGTCCATGATCAGCTCGATGTGATAGTGGCGGCCGAGATCATCAGTGAGATCAAGCTCGTATGTGTCCTCACAGCCCCAAGCCACGACCTTGATGGTGTGAGCATACTGGTAGCCATTGTTGTAGCCGACCGACTTGAACATCACCCAGAAGTCCGTCTTGGTGGTGTTGCCCTGCGCATCGAAATGCGGAGCGACGCGCGTGACGGTGTAGCTGTCGACCAGCCCCAACGGCAGGGGTATATCGCGTCCCTCGCGCATCACTATGATCGATCCGTCGCGGTTGAACTCGTCAAAGAGGGACTGCAGTCTCGCCTTTTCGCTTGCTATGAACTCTTTCATTCTCACCTCACCAGGACCATTTCTTCGACCTTGCGGCCGTCAGGTAGTTTGGATATGCCGTGCTTCTTGAATACCGCCAGCACTTGTGTCCGCTCTGACTGGCTTCCCACCACTATCGCTTCCAGGTTATCGAGCAACGTCACCGAGTGTTTGAGGATGGTCTCGTTGCTTGAGTTGCGCGCGTAGGTCTTCCAGGTCTTGGGGTCACTGCCCCGGTGCGTGGGCACATAGTCTTGGGTAACCTTGCCATAGGCGTCGTGATTGTAGCTTATCGCATCCATCCGGCGCAGAAGTCGTTTCTTGAAGTAGATCCCGTTTTCACCGGTAGCGCCGGAAAGTGGCGACTTCTTGATACGCGTGAACACGTATGATGCCCCGCCGCTTCGCATGTCCGACTCCGGTGACATACCTCGCGGCTGCACCCCGGACCTCATCTTCTCGACCGTGCTTATCATGGTGCCGTTGTTTTCCAGAGCCGCATCCAGGAACCCGCTCATGCTGGAGCTGTTCGTCAGACTGTGGTGTAGACTGTAGCCTGCCATATCGCGCTCCATATCCGCATCAGAGATATCGAACCGATACTGGTGGCGGTAGCCGCCCGTGATCTTCTGGTCCTTGAACCCGAGCTGATACTCACCGACAGGGTCATACCCCGGCGTCTTCGTGATGTCCGAAACCCCGAGCCGCTTCTCCCAGAACGCGCGCATGCTCTGCACCCGCTCGGTCTTGGACGCATTGCGCTGGTCAAGGGACGAGACCATCTGTGTGTATTCAGGGGACTTGTCGGCCTTTGTCAGATATGCCTGCTTGTGGAGATAGAGGATCTCCGCATCCTCGGGAGTAGCAACGTTAGCCTTCAGCCCGATCTTCTCCATGCGCTCCAGCGCCCTGTCCAGACTCTTTGCATCCGGTCGGTCGGGAACAACCATCTCGAACTCACCGGAATGCGCATACAGGTTCTTTGATGACCACGGGCGGTAGACCGCGCGGACGCCGTCACCGAAGTCTATCTCGTACTGCTCACCATCCGGTAGGTGTCGTCCGCCGAAGAGGTCACTCAGATCGGCAGAATCGCTTTCGACAGACAAGTCACCCTTGCTGACGCTGCGCTTTTCGAGCAGCACCTTGGTCTTACGAACAGTGAAGTCCGAGTCGGTCTTCTTGGCCTTGGTAACGACCTTCTTCAGATAACCCTCGAAGCGTTCAGGGATTGACTTGCCTTGAATCGCGGCCTGCTGGACTCTGTCCACCCAGTCGATGTAGGTATCGGCCATCTCACGGATGTCGGGGTCATCGGATTTCGCAAGCTGCCTCAGAGCCTTGATGTGTCCGGCGGCCTTATCAATCTTGGCCTGGTTGTACTTGCCATCACCCGCGTGGTGGTTCACGCTCTTCGCGGCATCGAGGATATCAGCGGCGAAGTCGTCTTCCGGCAGGCTCTCCCCGACCTTGCTGACTTGCTTTGTGGCCTTGCGGAGCTTGGCCAGTATCTTCGATTCCGCCTCCGGCCTGACCTTGAGCTTGATGACAGTGCGCTGCTGGCCTTTCGCCGTCTCGGTGAAGATGAGCGCGTTCTGGTCCTCTATGTCGTCCTCGTCTATCGGGAGTGCCTTGCCCTGCCAGCCGAGACGCTGAGCATCTTCGATGATCTTCTCTTCAGCTTTCCCGATCCGACCCTTGGCCGGGATATCTGCCGCATCGTCGAATGCGAACTTCTTCTTTCCGAGAACATCGGAATAGAACCCTTCGAAGTCCCGGCGCAGGTTGTGTTTTCGCGCCAGGGCCAGTTCGTAGAACGCGCGCTTACCGGCCTCGTCGCTTCCGAACTTGCCTTCGACGTAAGGCCGCAACAGACCGAGGTAGTCGTCGTCGGATATGCGCTCGACCTCGCGAATGTAGCGCAGAGTGGTCGACGGATCGACCGTCACCTTGCCCTGCTTCGCCGCGCGGAAGAGCGTGTTGTAGAACGGCTCCTGTTCCCCGCAGACTCCATTGGGGTGATAGTCAACGGAGAGCTTGTCCGAGCCCAGGAACTTGAATAGCTGTCCCTTGTCGATGCCGTAGACCTTGCCATTCTTTGCCCGGAGGAACTGCTTAGAGTGGCCGTCGTGGTTTGAGACGAGCCAGTCGAGAACGTGCTCGCGCTGGACCTGCGCTATCTCATCTGCAGTGAGATCGGCCACGTCAAAGCTGGAGAAGTCATACTTCGCCGCCAGATCATTGCGCCACTTCTGGATGGAGCCGGTGCGACCTTTCAGACGTATCGTCCTGACTTCCACCGCGTCAGGGTCAATGAGCCTGCCCAGTTTGTAAGCGGCTTCCTCACCATGGGCTATGAAGTCGTCACTCCCTTTGCCGACCGGCTTGAACAGCCACTTGTCGCCGTTCTCGTCGATCCAGAACTCTTTTTCGTGAGCGCCGCCGACTTTGGCCTTGCCTTCATACTTGAACTTCTCAGGCTTGCCTTGCTCTGTCCACGCGGTATCGGCGCTGTCAAACTCCGAGCCCTTCTTGCTGAATGTGTTCGGCGACGCACTTGTGACCGGCTCTGTGATGGGTGAAGGCTGTGTCTTCGGCGCTGCAGGCTTGGCCACAGGTTGGGCCGCCTTACCCAGGTGCTTCTCGGCCCACTTGGCGTGCTTTGCCTCGATCCCTGCTTTGGCCGCCGCAATCTTGCCCGGATCGGTTTCGCTGAACAGAGTTGTCAGTTCATCTTTCGTGGCCCATTGCCAGTGCGTAACCTTGGTCTGCTTCGCGAGGTCTTTCAGCTCCCCGGACTTCATCGCCGCAATCTGCTGCTGGAACGTGAGCTTCTTCAGCGCCACTTCCTTGGCGTGCTGTTCCAGCATCGCAGCGGGCAATCCCGACTCCTTCGCGAGTTCCGCTTCAGCGACCGTCACCGAGTCCAGGAACGATGAATACTGCGCTGGAGAGGACGGCATCACTATCTGCGCGGCGGCATCCTTGAGAGACTGCTCGGCTTTCTTCAACGCCTCGGTCTTCGCCACATCAAGAGCCTGCTGCTTGGCCTGATCCGCCATCTGCTTGCCCGCAGTTTTCTCCAGGGCTTTCACGAGCTGTTCTTTGTTCTTGAGTGGCGGGATGCCGAATTTCTGCTTGGCGGCCATCAGGGTCTTGCCGGAGTAGTTGTAGTGATCTATGTGCGGCTCAAGCGCGTCCAGCATCTCGATGACATCGGACTTAGTGAGGTTCAGAGACACGCCGTGCTGCTTGGCCATGTCCTTGAGCTGAATCACGGTAAGACCAGAGAGATCGGTCTTAGGGGCTGCGCTCTTCGCTGCTTCCTCCAGCGCCTTTGCCTGCTTTATCACGGCCTGCTTGTCGGCAAGCAGCTTCGCCAGATCGTCCTTGCTTCTGAGCGCCGCGATATTGTATTGCTTGATCTTTGCCTGCAGCGCCGCGCCGGAGAGGTCCGCATGGCCAATGCCCGGCTCTGCCGTGTCGAGGAGCTTAATGAAGTCGGGTTTCGTGCGTGCAACTCCAATGCCATTTCCCTTGGCGAGAGTCTGAAGCTGCTTCACCGTAAGCCCCGACAGGTCCGCGATCTGACCCGACTCAAATGCGCCTTTGAGTTTCTTCTCTTCCTCGGCCTGCTGCTTTGCCTGGTCGTGTATTGCCTGCGGCGGCAGGATGCATGCGCTCTGACCCGCAGCGGCAATCGCGCCGAGTTCCCCGCCGCAGATGACCAACGGCCAAGCGACGATACTCGAACACCGGCAGTTGGGATGCGCGGGCTGGTTCGGAAAGTGGTCGGTGTCGAACACCTTGCCGTCGAGACCACCGCAGACCGGGCACATCCGCTCGTCTTCCATGGTCATCCATTCGAGCTTCGTAACCCCAACCTGCTGGTGGAACTTGATTCGCCCCTGGTTGTGCGCGCGCAGGACCTCGGTGCGTGCTATCATCTCCATCCGGTACTGCGCTTTGGAGAACACCTTGCTCCCGGCGTGGCGGAACGCTTCCTTGTCCTCTATCACGAGTCCCATCTCGCGAACGATGTCTTTGGCGCTCTTGCCCGTGGCGACGCCGGAGAAGATCGTCTTCCGGATGCCGTCGGCAAGCTCCCGATGCACATCGCCCACGAGCACGAGGTTGTAGTTGGCCATGAAGTCGAGAGCGTCAGTGTCGATAAGGGTGAACACAGATGTAGTGAGCTTGTCTATCCCGTCCGGCATCAGGTCTTTGTAAAAGGGCATCTGAGTCGTGGCGAACTCCTCTATGCCGCGAAACACACCCGCGCGGAACGCCGCCTTGCCGGAGCGCTTGAACATCAGGGTCTGGTCACGCTCTAACGACTTGAGAACCCCCCCGATCTCGGAGTCGAGTTTCTCCAGTCCCTGCTTGGCGGCGAGCTTGTTATCAGGCAGTGATCCCAGTTCTTTGAAACCGAGCATCGCTGCATGCACCTGTTTGCGCGCGGAAGCCAGCGACTGCTCAAGCTGGGTCACCACTTGGTTCACGTACATATCGCGAGCCATAAGGCTCTTGTCAGCCGCCTCGCGGATCGCCTTAGCCTGCCAAGTCGTATCCGCGATGGCGCACATCATGGGCTGGGATACTGTCACTAGCTTGCCTTCTTCTTAGGTCGCAGGAAACGGCAGGCCGACGTGTCGAACGTGACTTCCGCCGATGTAACGCCGCAGCGGTTGTTGTTCTCATCGAAGTAGCCGCAGTCGTCACAGAGCTTGTCCGAGAAGTTGGCCTGCGTGAATAGACCTGCCCAGTCCGCAGCCGCGCCTGAGTCCACGGGGTTCTTCGCGGGGTCGAGCCCCAGCATCTGCTGCGCGCTCTCGATACTCATTATCCCGGCCACCACCATGTCAACGATGGGCTTCACCTGCTTCTCGTCGAGCAGGTCCGCTGACTTGCTTTCGTTCTGGCGGTTGCCTTCTTCAATCTCCGGGTCGAGGTCCATCTTCATCTGCAGGGACGACCGGCTTATAAGCTTACGGTCGTATAGCTCAATGAGGAGTTTCTTGAAGTCGACCGCGTCGGTCGGATCGAGATCGTTGAAGAGGAACTGAATGCTCTTGCCCTCGTGCCCCGCAAGCTCCAACCAATCGTCGTATATCCAGTCGAGGATCGCGCGCGCCGAATGCTTTATCTCACGGATCATGACAAGCATCTTTTGCATGGAGACCGACGCCGTCGCGAAGTTGGGGCCGTCACCCGACACCAGTGAGCGAGAAAGACCGAGAGCGACCACGATGTCTTCCTTGACTTCTTTCACCTTATCCTCGACGTTCAGAACATGTCCTTCCGTGCCGTGGGTTTCCACGGTCACATAGAACGGGGCGATCATGCCGCTTTTCATGTCCATCTTGTTCATCAGGTCGCGGACCTCTTGGAGCATCTTCTGGTCCGGCACTATCAGCTTGCCAGCGAACTCACCGCCGACCTTGATGATCCTAAGCGGGGTCGCCCAGCGCTTGGCTATGGCTTCTTCCGCGATGCGGTAGTTGCGCAGAAGCTCAATGGACTGAAACGCCGGAAGCGCAATTGAGTTGCCACGCGGGGAGAACTCGGGCGCGTCCCACTTCAAATGCAGAGTCTGCTCGACCGGCAAGTCTATCCCGCTTCCCGCGCCTGGCTTGTCGTCGGGGAACTGCTGAACCTCGATAAGCTCGCCTTGCGAATACTTCACTTTGATGGAGATTGGATTCACGCACGTGATCTGCTCGATGTCTTTGCCGTCCTTGGTGTACCGCTTGAACCCGACCGCGTCGCCCTTGACGAGAAGCTGGAGGATCATGTCTTTGACGAACCGCGATATGCGCAGCCGGGTGGCGAGATCGTTTGCCTCGCTCTTGACTGCGTCGTCATCGCTGGTAATCCGTATCTCATCGCCCACGGCAAATGTCCGCCAGGAGTTCACGCAGTTTTTGACCAGCGGCTCCTCGGTGTAGTACTCCCAGGCTTTTCTGGCGCGATCTTCCCATGTTGCGGGAATGGCGGATGATGCATTGACCGCGCTAAACGTGGAGGAATCCAGAGCGGCTATTGTGGCAAGGGGTGTGATGACCACTCCACTCGCGGCGTTATTGTCGGACCCCATGTCAGCGGTCCGGTTCAGAGTATCTTCGTTGTTCATAGTCTCCCTCCGTGATGGCACGCGGTTAGCGTTTCTTCGCGCCAGGTCGCGCAACGTAGCGCGAGTGCGCCAGAGTGCGATAAATGAGCCGACCGGGCAGTTATCGGCAATTCTCTTTCAGATGAAAATTGGGTCCGTGAGCAGCGGCATCACGTAGACAGTCTCCTCTTTCACCGAATCAAGCACGCCTTGTTCGTGGGCAAGCATTGCGCAGCGGACTGCATCAACTATGTGGTCGTTGCCCTTCGAGTAGATGATGTTGCCGCCGGAGAGTGTGTAGGTCTGCGTCGTAAACTGATCCTCCACTTCCGAGTCATCGGCGGGCAGGATAAGCTGGCGTCTTAGCAGCGCGCCGTTGATGAGCGTGGTCATCATCTCCTTGGTACGCTTGCGTATCTCGCGACCGTCTCGGACATCGAGCGTGGTCATCCCGCCAAAGTCATATCCGCGCAGGCGTCCCTGAAGCTGCAGAGTCTTGTATTTGTCGAGTGTCAGAAGTTCCTGGACGACCGCCAACCCGTTGCCACCGTTATCGATTCCGATGCCGACGGGAGTGAAATAGCGTTCCAGCAGCGATATGACCTGCGCGATGTGCGGGTACGAGACGTGCTCCATGTGAACTCGCAACACCAGTGTCATCACCCGCCTGTCTCCGAACTCGTCCTCTCGGAACACGACGATCTCCGTTGGATCGTTGGTGTAGCCCAGGTCCCCGCCTATCCAGAACACACCGGTCTGAGGTATGAGGTTCAGCATTATCTCGAACCGGTCGAGCGAGTCTTCCTCGGTTTCGCACGTGCTGAGATCGCTGCCCTGGATTGTCACCTTGCGGTAGTCGACTACCTCTTGCCTGCAGAGGTTCAGGGACTCGATGTTGAATGCTCCGTATGACGGCTTACCGTGTTCACCGGCGACCTCGTGTTGCCAGCCCGCCGTGTCTTTGCCGCCATAGAACTCCAGCAGCTCGCGCTCGCGATTGCTGTTCCAATCCGGATTAAGCCACGAGGGCCAGCGGAACACCTTGAACTGATCCGAGCTGGTCAGCCGGTAATAGGTCGTGTTCCTAAGTCCGTTGGGAGTCGAGTATATGCGAAGCGTCCCATCGGCCTTGAGGCATTGGCGAAGCGCGTTCCACGCCTTCTCGGTGAGCCACGCGCCCTCATCCACCCAGACGCGCTCCACGTGCAGGGAGCGAAACGCGTCACCGTAAGCGCCTGCCGGTCTGAAGTAGAGTATGGAGCCGTTGGTGAACTCCAGCCGGAAATACGGCTTCCTGGTTATCTTGGGCTTGCCGTACTTCGTGATCCCGATGCTCGACATGAGTTCGGCGTTGGCCTCAAGTTGGAACTCTATCTCCTCGATGATCGTGTCCAGGTGTCCCTGGTGCGGAGCGGCTACGAGCCCTTGAACGCCGTAGTTGGTGAAGGCGAAATGCAGGGCGTCCGTCGACAGCACTACGCTCTTTCCTGTGTCTCGACCGTCGAGATGGATAATGTTCTTCTCCGGGCACTGCAGGTCATCTACCTGATGCGGCCAATAGCTGCGAGGCGAGCCATCGCGGTTTCTTAGATAGTGCTGCCCCCATAACAGCGGGTTCGAGAGTATCTTTATCATTCGTTTCTCTTTGGCACTGAATCTGGCCATTGGTTTCCTCCGATCAATCCCCAGATGAATGCTGAGCACATTCCACTTGACTTGGAGGCACGTTCCAAGCGTGAATGTAGATCACACCAAACTCCGAGGAGGTAGTAAGATGACAGAAAAGACACTGCATGACGCGCTGCAGGAATACCTTGAACACCTCAAGGCTTGTGGCAAGAGCGAACGCACGCTCTACACGTATTCCAAAGATGCCGAGCAGATAGAAGCCCACTTCGGCTCAGACAAGAAGCTCGGCTCCATTCTCGTCCCGCACGTCTCGGGCTTTCTCAAGTCCGACGCGCTGCTGAAAATGCCCAGCGGCAAGGAACGCTCCGAGCCGACCGTCAGGAAAACTGTTCGAGTCTTTCGGATGTTCCTGTGCTGGGCGCTGGAGCAGGGTTACATCGCCAAGCTCCCGCTTCCGAAAGACACGCCGATGGGCCGCAGCGAGAGAACCACACCGGAGGTGCGCAATGCCGAATCCGATCCGGCTCCTGCAGCCGACTGACGATCTCGAACAGGCGATAGGCAACTTCGCGGTAAGGCTCCGGGCGCAATGTCGCTCGGAGCACACCATCTCGGCATACATGCGTGACCTGCGCTGCTTTGTCCGGGCACTGCCTGTCGCCCGTGTCGCCGACGTCACCGCCGCGATGATTGACGCCACGCTCACCGGTCCCGCAGTCGCGATCTCGGAGAACGACGCGCCCAAGTCTGCCGCGACAATGCATCGACTCAAGGCAGTGGTCCGCTCGTTCTTTGCGTGGGCCGCTGAAAGTGGTCTGATAGACTCCAGCCCGGCCAAGGCTGTCACCACAAAGCGCCTGTCGAGAACACCGCCCGAGTTCCTGACCGAAGCAGAGAAGCGCAGGCTGCTCAATGAACTCCACGACCGCGCCAATCCACTGGCACGCCGCGACCGCGTTATCTTCGAACTGTTCCTCGGCACCGGCATCCGCATCGCGGAATTGGTGAACCTCGACGTTAACGACGTTGACCTGGACGGCAAGCACATTCGCATCACAGGAAAAGGCAACGTCCCGCAGGTCAAGTTCCTGAAGACAACGCTTCGGACACTGCTTCGTGACCATCTCAAGGAACGCCGCAAAGCAGTAACCAGCGAATGCACGGCGCTCTTTCCTACTGCGAGAGGTACACGGCTCTGCGACAGGCAGATCGCTCAGCGCCTCAAGCACTGGCTGGACGCCGCCGGAATCGCAAAACACATATCGCCACATGGCTTGCGGCACACCTTCGCGACTCACCTCTACGCCAGAACCTCCGACCTGCTTCTCGTCAAGCGCGCTCTTGGCCACCGCGACATCTCCACGACCGAAATCTACACACACCTCTCCGACGATGCCCTGGAGGATGCACTCGAGCGGATCTGAGTTGCCGACTCTGCTGGGGAGAGGAACACTCACCAGCCTTTCCCCAGCCTCCGTTTTCCGCAGGCATTGTTCTGCCAGAGACCTACAGAGCGGTGAGTTCCGAGAACATGAGTTATCGGAACTCACTGCCACACCGCCTCCGAAATCCACGCGTGAAACTCGCTCCATCGCTCAGCCCTCCGCCGTGTTATCCGAAGTTGTTTTGGCGTTTTTCGGCTTGTGCTGGCGTTTGGGCTTCTGTGACTCGTCCCATTGTTGAAGCAGTGCGCTGGCCCACTCGGCTGGTGTGGTCTCCGGACCACGCGGTTCGTCTCCCTCACGGGCTATCTTGGTCGCCTTGAGATCCTTTAGGTGGCCGCGCAGCATCTGGTCTATCTTTTGCGCGGCATCCCAGTCACCGGCTTCCTGTGCTCGGCCCAGCTTGAGGAAGTAGATCGCCACGAGTTCGACCTGGATGAAATCCGAGCTTTCGTTGAACTTGAAGTCCGCACGCAGCTTGGCGATCAGCGAATCGAATAGCTGCCGCTCCTCATCGCTTAGAAACCTGTTCGCATACGCGCCGTGCTGGAGATTGTTCGTGTTCCCCTCCGGCGCGCCAGGGGCTCGCTGTCCAGAGGTGATGCGACGGAACTGATCGACATCCCGGTGCTCGTATTCACCGAAAGGCTGTCTGTCTTGTTCTGATGTGTTCTTCTCACTCATTCTTCTCACCAATTGACCCGATTTTGCCGAGATGAGCGGGGAAGGCGGTTCGCGCCTATTCCACGCTCGCTTGCCGGGTGATTCTGCACGTATTGACGGTGGTTTGGAGCCTGTACTGTGTCCTGTACACCGAGTTTTGTATCTAAACTGGCTGGTTTCGGCATCTGATCTGTCAAACCGAGCACCCGAGCGCAAGCTGCGGAGCACTTGGAGGCGTGACGCTCCGTTTCTGCTCCACAAACAGCTTACTGTCGGACTCATCCGTGGGCACGACCTTGCCACCGAACACCCGCTTGACCTCGTGAATCTGCTTCACGGCTTCGGGCGACGAGCCGACCATCAGGGTTAGCTCGTCAATGGTGAAGATCACTTTGCTGGACCACTTGGGAGGGACTACCACCGAGTCATCGCGAACGAATACGACGATGTCATCGATGATGCCTGATCTGATTCCGGCGTATCCCTGGGTGTCGAGCAGGTGCTGGAGTTTGCCAGCCTGGTCCGATGGTGTGGCCGGTTGAGTAGATAATGTCCGTCGTCGCTCGTATGCATCCCAGGCATCGTCCCCGGTTTTGCGGTACGCAGCGAATGTCTGCTCTGACGGTGGAACGTAGGTCTTGACGTTCGTCGTGCGAATGGCCGTGCGAAGAGCATCCTCGCCGATGCGCTGAATCGCCCAGGTGTGAATGATGTTGAACCGCTCGCGCAAGGTGTTGAAAGCCGCACCGTCCAGAGTTCCTGATTCATGGGCTTTCCGGGCATTCTCCATCCGGTGGCGAAGCCAAGCATAGTAGGAAGCGTCCAACATCCGGTAGACCGGATCGCAACCGAGTTCGTAGCCAAACCGGGGATCGTATTCCTCGAACGAGTCCAGGTCGGTTGCGACCCACAGGAACTGATAGTCCGGGACTATCTCGCCGTTGGCATCGGGAACGGAAGCGCCATCCCCCTTGATCTCTGCTGCAAGCTCGTCACGATGATCTCGGGCCAGAGCAAGCAGGTCGTCAACTACAAGCCATCTGGGCTCAAGCCTGAGTTTACCATTTGGATTGATGCTAACACGGATGCCTCTTCGACTGAACGTATCGAGGTAACTCATAACTATACCTCCACCCAGTCGCCGCCGTCGTCATCCGATGACGCTTGTGACGGATAGGACCCTATTTCCCCTAAAGTCCCTATGGTACTATTACACTCTGTGCTCTCTTCATTTCCGGCACCATAGTACTTTCTGGCAGATAGTGACGTATCAGTCATTGCGTCATTGGTTTCGGGCGTTTCATCAACGCGATCACTCAGGAGGCCGACGCCGCGCCAGCACCTTGCGCTCATGGTTCGATAGCTCTCACATGTTCCGCGCTCTGATAGTCGCAGCCCGAACCATCGCTGCGAAAGGGGCCTCTCGCCGTTGTTCTCGGCCCAGGAGCAGTACGCCGAATATAGCTTTCTGGCTGCGACTGCCGCTCCTGATTCGAACACACAGCACTCATCAAGGAAGCCACCGAGCACGTCCATATCTTTCTGCAGCTTGCCCGTTGCGGCACGCACGGCTTTTGCCGTGGAGAGACCGTCATTCTGCCAGTCCAGACACCCGCGAACAAGCCACGCCAGAATCCCCTCGTGTTCGGATTTCAGCTTGTCGGATAGCGCTTTGTCCTTGTATGGACCTGTAGGATGGTCCGCATCCTGAAACTGGACATTGAATGGGATCAGTCTAATCCGCCTCCAGATGGCGAAATCCTGGCCCTGAATAACGGGCACATGGTTACAGGCCAGCCAGAGTTTGAAGACCGGAAGGAACGTGAAGAACTCCTGGTAGAGAAACCGTGCCGTTACTGCATCCTGGCCCGTGAGTTCCTTTACCAGCGCCTCTGCCAGCCGTTTACCGGCGCTGGTCTCTATGGCGCTGACTAACCGCGCACCGCGCAGCGCAGCCAGATCGTTGGTGTTGCTGGAGTTATTCTTCTCCACGAGTGTATCGGTGGATGTCTTGGTCTCGTAGTCGCCGAGGATATCACGCAGCACCGTGATAAACGTAGACTTGCCGTTGGAGCCACACCCGTGCAAAATAAAGAAGAGTTGCTCGCGCGTGTCTCCGGTCAGCGTATAACCACATGCCTGATGAACAAAGTGGACAAGCTCATCGTCGTTTACGAATACCTCGGCGATGAACTTCTCCCACATAGGGCATTGTGCATTCGGGTCGTAGTTGGTCTCGCTTATCTTCGAGATCAGGTCCGCTCGATTGTGCTGGCGCAGTTCACCGGTTCGCAGGTCGATAGTGCCATTGGCGCAGTTGAACGCCCAATGATCGGCATCGAGATCGCCCGCCAGGATCGTTATGCCCGGCTCTGACTCCGCCTGGGAGATCAGGGCAAGGATACGCCGATGATTGCCGGATGACACAGCATGGCGTTCAAAGGACTTCGCCGCTTCCAGCGAACCATCGTCGGCCTTAGACTCTGCGGCACTGCGCATGGCGACGGCCTGCCTGAGCATATCATCGACTACGCACTTGGCCTTTCGGACGATCTCGCTGGTCTCGTCTTTGACCCATCGGCGACCATCCCAGCAAAACCATTTGCCCGCGTCGTGGCAGAATCGAATGGTCTCACCGTGTTTCTTGACCAGCCGTCTGGCGTTGCCGAGATCGTTCATCGGCTCGCCGTCCGGACCGTGGGGAGCATCCACGTCAGCTGACGCCCCGGAACTGCGTGCGTGTCCTTTCCCGCGCCGTTTGCCTGCCTGGTCGGCATAGGTCTCTTTGGTCATGCCGATGGCGGCATCAACCGTGATCTGCCCGTAGGTCTGCGAGCCTCTGTGTTCATCCCACTTGTCGCGCATCAGCCCCGACTCGCGGAAGAGGCGGTCCATCCTGGCCGGGTCTTTGCCGGTCCAGAAGGCCAGCATGCATGCCAATGCCATGTCCGCCGCACTGGCATCGCCGTTGTAGTCTCCGGTGTTCCCATTCCACAGCCTGCTGAACCTGTCTCCGTTCGATGCCGACATTGCTTTCTCGATCAATGCGGGATCGGACATGCCGACGGGCCGCGCGTTCTTCTCCGTCTCCTTGGGAGGGATGTTGCGAGGGTTCTCGCCGAATACTTCAAAGTAAATGTCGCGCACGACTTGCTGGGCGTCATTGATCTGGGTCGGCGATTTGTCCCACAACCGGCCCGTAAACACAACGAGCCGCACGTCATCGTATATCTCGAACTGTGGTTTGCTGTGAGTCCGGCATCGCGGGCCGGGCTTCTTGGCGCGCGCAATGATGTGGATACCGCTTCCCGATTGGCTGAACTCCGTGTAGGAGTCCACACGCTCGATCATCTCCCGCGCCCAAGGTGCAAGTTCACCGTCGTCTACCACATGATCAAGGTCTATGAACACGTAGGGGTCGGATTCAGATAGCACAAACCCTATGCCGTCGAACTTGTTTATCGGCTTGGCGGCCGCTACCACCACCTCATCGAATGTGTGCCAGGTCGATGGGTCATTGGACTTGGCGTTTCCGCGTCCGGCTCTGTCAGTGCGATACGGGATCTTCGTCGGCTTGCCGTCACGTTCTTCGATCCGGTAGCAGACCCACTGCCGGAGGTCTTTCAGTTCCTGTGGGATATTGTTCATTCGTTGCCTCCGCTGAGCAGCAGACTCAGAAATGTCTTCCGCGCATCCACCTGCACACGCTTGGCGCAGTTGGCGATGCCCCATCTGTCACCGACGATGATGGCGGTCTTGGAGGCACGCGTCACGCCGGTATAGAGCAGGTTTCTGTGATGCATGAAGCTGTGCGACTTGTGGGTTACCACTATCGAGCAGGGAAATTCAGACCCTTGGGCTTTGTGGATTGTGAGCGCATATGCAAGCTGCAGATCATTCCGATGTGGTGAGCCAGCCTCGATATTCATGAGACCGCCGTCAAACTCGATGGCAAGCGCACCATCGGTTCCCACGCTATGCACTATCCCCATGGCTCCGTTCATGACGCCGAAGTCATAGTTGTTCCGCGTCTGGATCACCTTGTCGTTGACGTAGAGCCTCGGACGCCTTTCGGCGGGAGTGGGGATGATATCGTTGCCCCAGAGCTTGTGCTGGATGAGTCGCTGGAGTCGTGAATTGAGTTCCATCGTCCCCAGAGGCCCCTTGTGTGTCGGTGTCAGCACTTGGACGTCCCGCAAGATGTCGAAACCCAGTTTCTCCGACAGCGTATGCTGGAAGAGATCGATGATGAACTGCTGGACATCATCCGCATTGCTGTGCTGGTCTACCACATACCATGCGCCATGGTCGGCATGGTCCTTCTGCGGAGTCTTCGGTACTTCGCCTCGAAGTATGGCAATGCTGTTCTCCTTGAGGATTCCTGCCTGGCGCACCACCTCATCCAGGATTGTCGTGGGAAGCACTTTCGACTCAATGAGATCCCGCAATATGTTTCCCGGGCCGACCGGCGGGAGTTGGTTGTGATCTCCAACAAGCACCACTGCCGTGCGGGATAGATCGACCGCCTGGAACAGCCGCCATGCCAGCGGCACATCGACCATCGAACACTCGTCCACTACCAGAACATCTGCGGATATCGGATTGTCCGCATCCCGAGAATAGGTTTTTCCGTTGAATCCGAGAAGCCGGTGAATGGTCTGTGCTGACCTGCCGGTCGACTCCTCGATGCGCTTCGCCGCCTTGCCGGTGGGGGCGCAGAGCACGACACTCAGGTCAGTTGATTCGTATATGTCAGCGATTGCGGAAATACTGAATGTCTTTCCAGAACCCGCGCTGCCGCAGATGAGCGAGATGCTATGGTTCGTCGCGGCATCCACCGCCTGGGTCTGGCGGGTGTTCAGCTTGGCATTGGGAGGATTGGCGTCATTGAGCGCATGTGGATTCGCATTCCTGCCTTCGGCAAAGACCAATGCGAGCGTTTCCTCCATCTTTCGGATAACAGGCTTGGCCACAAGGAAGCGGCATTCGGCCCCATAGCAGGTAAGCGCCTCATGATCTATCAGGTTATCGAGATGTGACTCTATGCGCGCCCTGCTGTCCAGGCAGTCCATTACCAGGAGCGTGTTCGCCCTGGTGAGGAGTTCCTCATACTCCACCCAACAGTCGCCTCTGTCCAGCGCCTCTTCCACGCAGAAGATGATCCCCGCGCGGATGCGATTGGCGTCGTACTTCGAGATGCCCACCTGCCGAGCGATCTTGTCGATTCGCTTGAATCCGAAGCCGTCGATCTCTCCGACGATGACATAGGGGTCCCGCTCGATGACGCCGACTGCGCTATTGCCCAGTTTCTTCACCAACTTCGTTACCTGGTGGTGAGTGAGTCCGTATGCCGCGAGCGCTGTCATGGCGGCATTGGTATTAGATGTCTCAAGCCATCGGTCGCGCAGTCCTTCAATCACGGACAATGGAACACGTGCGATCTCCGCGATCTGCTCCGGGGTTTCGATAAGCGCACGATCAAAGTCACTGCCGAACTGGTCAGCTACCGCCCGAGCTCTCGCCGGGCCGATGCCTTTGATATCCGGGTTGTTGGCAAGGTAGTTGGCCAAACCACTTGCATCCAAGCGCTGGTCAAACTCCATGCTGGCAACTTCGAACTGCTGTCCGTATTTGGGATGCTTCACGAACTTGCCGTGTAGGACAAGCGGCTCGTTTTCCTTTGGCACGACGTTTCCGGCAAACGGAACGCTCGCGCCGCCCTTGGTCAGGAACCTCCCCGCGCAGAAGTTGGCGGAGGAGAAGAAGATTCGTTCGACTTCTCCTCGGAGGGTGGTATGTGTATCTGGGATTGCGCATTGCATAAATCTATGCCCCTTTGGTGATAACGCAATAAGAACTCCATAACGAACCGGCGCGCTATCTGCCGGTTGGAGCAGAAATATACAGGAACGCCGTAGTCGATGATGATGGACATGGTCGCGCCGAAGACCGAGTTCGGGTGAGCGCCAGAGCGATAGTCGCCTGTGAACACGTCATCGAGATTCGCTTCAACGACAACGCAGGCGCACGGATAGGTTTGGAGCAGCTTCAGTTCGTTTCTGAACCGGTCGCGCTCGCGAATGACCGTGTGGATGAAGTCTTCTAAGCTCTTCCTTTCAACGGTCACCTCGCGCTCCAGACCGGCCAGGGAATAATCCCCAGCCGGTAGAGCGCGCCGTTCGACTGTCACCTGTCCTGAAGGGAACTCATAGGGAACCTGTTCGCGCGTATCGACTATGATCGTGACTAGCTCGGCCATCTAAAACGGTGCAAGCGAGTCGTCCTCGGGAGCCAGGTCCTCAACCACAATCCTGCGGTTGAAGTAGATGTTCTCGTTCTCGCCCTTTGTGCGTTTTGTGACTTCAAGCTTCACGTCCAGGAGGTCGCCGAGTCTGGCCGGGAGATGGGATGCCTTCTCGATATCGACGCCGCATGTGTGCAGGTCGGTCTTCAGCCACTTCATATTCTCTTTGCTGGCCATCACGCTGTTGCGCCAGAGGAGGCGACCGGCCAGTCGTGGGCCGAGAATCTTGAGCGTCCATTTCAGCATCGGGTTGCCGGAGGACTGAGCACGGGTGAGTTCGACTTTCTCAACGTTCACCTGATACTTGCCGTCAGGAACATCCTCGAACTCACGTTCCTCGACGGGCGCTTCCGCGAAGTCATCGTCAAACTGAGCAAGGTCAAGCTCGCTCACGCCGCTGGTATCGTAATCCTGGGTCATCGGGTTGCCTCCTTGGGTGTTTTCTTGGTATCCGCTGTGGCGTTGAACGCCTCAATGAACTTGGTGTAGTCGAGATCGATCACTTCGGGGAGCCTGCCGGTGCGGTCGCCCGCCTCGTAGTTCAGGCTGGGCTTGGTACGCATGACGCGCCGCGTGACCATCTTGCCGTCGGGACCCGCCGTAGTCTCAATGTCGCAGTAGAGAACCATATCGACGAGGCCCAGCACGATCTTGCGTGCCTTTTCCGGGAGCGTGGGCACAGTCTTTGTGTACTTGCCGGTGCGGGTCTCTATCTCTATCTCCTGCGAATGTGAGACCAGGTAGAGGCCGCAGGGCATAAACGCGAGTTTGTTCAGGACGCGCTGGAACTCGTTGTTCGTCAGTGCGTAGCCTTTGCCGAAGCCGAGATCTGACTCGTGCTCGACCTTGAACTTGCGGCAGACGTGCTCCGCGCACATCTTGTAGGCGTTATCGACGGTGTCGAGTATCACGGTCTTGAACTCGTGATTGCCTTCGGCGATCTCCCCGCAGGCGGCAAGCAGTTCGTCCCAGGACCGGATCGGGATCTGGAACACCTCCAGGGAATTGAGGCCCGGCTCGGTCGAGAGGAAGAGAGCGCTTTCGGCGTGTGAGCACCAGGTCGACTTTCCTATCTTTGTTGCGCCGTAGGTTAGCACGGTGAGATCCGCCAGGTTTGGCTTGGGTGGTGTCTTTGTAGTCGGTAGCGGCATTTAGAATATCTCCTTGTCTTGACCAGTAGCGTCGTCCGTCCGCAACTCTTCGTGCGGCGGCTTTGTCTCGTAGAAGTTGGCGATCACGTTCTCGCTGCCGCCGGAACGACAAAGGGCGTAGTACGCGCATGGCCGGTGATAGTTGAAGCAGTACGCCGTGTTCCGGTAGAACACATCGCGCCGTCTGCAGTCCAGTAACTGCTGGGTGAGTTCCCAGAGGTCGCTCTTCATTGCGTCGAACTGATCGCGAGAGATGTAGAGCACCTCTCGGTAGAACACGTCAGGCGCGCAATACTTCGCGGAAAGACGCAGAGCAAAGTCGTCATCCGATTCCGGCAGCTTGCGCGTGGCGGTAGATTTGCCGCTCTTGGACTTGGCGACAAGCTCAGATCGGCGATCTTCGAACTCGGCTTCACTCTCACCCTTGCCCTGTTGGAGCTTCGCTTTGACGAGCACGTTGTAGATGACGCCCGCGATGCGAATGCCGAGTGTTTGCTCGATGTAGTGCGCGTAGAGCGTCACCTGTAAGTCCGTCCAGAGCTTCTCCAGATAGTCGCCGTCCACTTGTGAGGCGGTCTTATGCTCCAGCAGGTAATGCTCGCCCGTAGCACGCATCCGCACCAATCCATCGACCTTGCCAGCGATGGTGAAACTCCTTGACGGAGCGCCCGTTGTGGGGTTGATAATGATGCCCTCGAAGGTTTTCTCAAGGGCGACAACCTCGAAATCCTCAGATGGGTAGCGAGCCGCATAGCCCGTCATCATCGCCGTGGCCAAATGCCAATCGGATCGTTCGGACTCGTCCTGTGCTCGGTTCGGCATTGACCTGTCGAGATAGTCGAGCACACAGTCCAAGTCGCTGCCGCCGTGCCACATCTCCAGGCACTCGTGAACAAGCGATCCGAATGTGAGGCGCTGGTCCCGGCTTAACGGAACCAGCTCTTTCACATACCGCCACTCGCAGGCTTTCCGGCAGTTGCGGAACGAGTTCCAGAACGAGTAGGTAGTGATCATCTTGGCTCCCACAGAATAGTGCCGAGGCCGTAGATGTAATCGCTGTGCTTCCGGCGATCCTCTACCTGGAAAACCTCGAAGAACGCGCCAAACTCCTTGGTGAAGAACTGGAGCAGCACTTTCGCCAAGTCATAACCTGTCTCGGATTCAGCCTCAACCATCAGAGAATGATCCTTGCTGTCGATTTTGCACGATAGGTTGAGTCGGACTGCGGATGCCCCGTGGATCGCCTCGACGGCGATCATCGCCAGGGCGAATATCCGCCTGACGCGTTCCAGAGGGAGGTCCTCCGAAAAGCTGAACTTGTAGTACGTGTTTGTCATTGTGATATCTCCTCGTATTGCTTGCTGAACCGGCGCGCCGTGGAGTCGCCTCCACTGGTTACTTACCGGAGAGATTTGCGAAATGTCGGAAAAGGCAGAACATTTCTGGCGGGTAGGCAAGAATGAGTTTCCAGGCTGCTGAACACCTGGATTGATACCGAATGTCGCAGCAGGCTTGACCGGATGCATGTCCGGTGATATAATTACTGCTCTCTCCCCATGTGGCTTGCATACGGCCAAGAAGAACGCAGGTAAGGAGGTGATAGCAATGGCATTGAACGGAGATGATGCATCACAGGAAAGGCGGCGACCTGGACGTAAACCAGCGGCCGACATAACAGAGCATCAGGCGAGAACGCTCCGGACAATTCAGAGGTTCATTCTGGATCGCGGGATTCCACCGACTGTTGCGGACTTGGCATCCATGCTGGGGCTGCGCAATTCCACAGTGCATGAACAGATTGATCAGTTGGTTCAGAAGGGATACGTCAGGAGAGAGGACGGAAAAGCGCGAGGACTTTCCGTGGTCCAAGAACCGGTCGACACCATCAACAGTCTCATATCGGTTCCAATCATCGGTAAGGTCGCGGCCGGTCAACCGATTCTGGCGCAGGAGAATGTCATCGGAGAGATACTCGTCGAGAGTTCAGTGGCAAGGAATGGACGGTACTTTGCACTTCAGGTGCAGGGGGATAGTATGGTAGACGCCGGGATGAATCCGGGGGACTTACTTATCGTGCGCCAACAACCCATTGCCGAAAACGGCGACATAGTTGTCGCGCTGCTTGATGATGAGGCAACCGTAAAACGCCTCAGTATTCATGGTGGGGAGATACTGCTGAAGCCTGAGAATCCCAGCTATGCCCCCATTGTTGTCGATTCGGACGCCAACCTTCGAGTAGCCGGGAAAGTGGTTGCTGTAAGGAGCTTGGCATCCAGGAACCAGAACACTATCTAATGAGAGGAAAACACGCCACATGTCCAACTATGCACTGAAGCGATTCGCGAACGTCGATATTCTGAGATCGGTATCTCCGAAGCATCTGGTATCGTTTCTGCAGTCGCACGCCGAATACCTGACCTTGCGTCAGATCGAAATGCCTGAGTCCGACGAGCAGTTTGATACCTTCGACTACAGCTCACTGGTTGAGGTTCTGCTAACACCAACCAGTGACACACCCACAAGCATGATAGATTCCTTGTACTATGTGAATGAAATGGCGACCGAGGCAGGCATGGATGCCATTTTACGAGAGTTGGCACAAAACGGACGCTTCATCGATGAGACCGATTCCACACCCGTGGATATAGCCGTCCAAGCTTGGATGATGGACTTCAGACTCGTCGAACGCGCCTATGCGCGAC